GCCGACCAACTGAAGCGCCTGCCCAGGCACGCCAGTGATCGAGGACATCACCTGTTGGCGAAGCTGCTCGATACCGAGATCGATACCCTTGTACGCCACAAAGCCGATACCGAGCGCGATGATGGCCCGGCCAATGAGAGAGCCCATCGCGGTCGCCAGCGCGCCGATTAGGGCCGGAATGAAGAGTGCGAACATGTTGGATCATCCTTGCAGAATGGACCTCGACACCAGCAGGTAGACGAGGATGTACGCGCAGGCCATGATGGCGTAGCGCAGCGGTTGAATGTTCTGACAGACCGACTCGAACGAGGCGGTAACCGGGCGACCGACGACCGTCATCGTGATAGGCGCGAGGCAGGCCCCGGCACCGACGAAACCGCTCGAATCCAGCGCAGGCTTGCTAAGGTCGATTTCCGTGCCTTTGAGCGCGTTATCGATTGCACCCTGCATCGGGTCGGACCCTTGTGCGATTGCGTTCCCTAGGCCCAATCCGGGCGCTTTGGCGAGGTCTTCGAGATCCTTCTGCTGCTGGCACTGCATCGCGGCCGCAGCGCGAAGGGTGGCGCACTGGATAGCATCGCCAGCGCACGAAATCTCGCCGCACTTACCGGAAACACTCGAGTTCTGGCAAATAGTCAGATTGGGATTCTGTTTGCACAGATCGTATTTCTCATCTTCCTTGGTAGAGTCGTCCTTACCTGGCGAGCCATCTGGCTTGTTCGTCGTGGTCTTGTCCTGATTGGTCAACTTGGTACCGTCAGGCTTCACGATCGTTACAGTCGTCGTCGTCGTCTCCGTGCCATCAGCGTTCTTGATGGTCTCGGTTTTCGTCGTAGTCTTGGTCCCATCCTCTGCCGTATCGGTTTTCTCGGTCTCGATCTTTGGCGGCGCCGGAGGAGTATTTTTCGGGTCAGTACCAGAGCCGATACACATCGGGATGCCGGAGGCACTCAGACCAGCATTCACAGTACCTTTGGGACACGAACCACCATCGGGTGCTTCGGTTGGCGGATGGTCCACACGAGGATCAGCAGCAGTCGGCGGAGGCCCCTCCAAAGGACCTTGACCCTCCGCGACCGGATTGCCATCAGAGACGCCTTCATACTCGCAATAGTAGTTGCGCTTACCGTCCTTCTCAGTCGAATAGCACCGAGTCACAGAAGGGACACCAGTCAAATAACACTTCGGCGACGAGGTCGGGTAAGGAGTCCGAGTCTTTGGATCGGAGTCAGTGGCATCCTGAGCACTGCTACCTCTGTAGACAGTGAACCGGAACTTAGTGCCCTGAGGGACATCGCAACGAGGCGGAGGGTCATCCGGCAAAATGCACTGGTTCTTATCACCATCAAACGCAGGCTTCAACGTTGGACATTGTTGACGAGTTGTAACCGTAACAGATTGGTTTGACCCTGTAGTTTTTCGATAACAATCATACAGTGTATTGCTTACGTACCGAGTTTCACCATAAGGAATTCCACGCCCAGCTAGATAAGCCTGACACGACGCCTCAGGACTAGACCGTTCGAAAAACGGTGCTGCACTACCAGTTCGCCAAAAATAGTCACGCGTCTGAGCGCTCGCCAAACCTGCCCACACCGTCAGCGTAAAAGCCAGCAGGAACCACGCTAGATTTCGAATCGTCCTCATCAATCCCGCCCACCGAAAATGATCCAGTAGGCCGGAAGAATCGCCAGCATCACCGCTATACCTGCCATAACACCCTCCGTTAACGTAAAAGGGGAGGCGCGAAGCCTCCCCGGGTTGTAGCCTGCGCGGAGGCTTACTTGATGATGCGGCGAATCCAGGCGATGACGGCGATCGCCACCACCACGCCGATCACCAGCGCGCCATTGGTGCTGATGTCGGCCTTGGCCGCTTCGGTCTCGGCCGAGATGTCGACGGCGGCCTGTGCGCCAGTTGCCAGTGCCATTGCGCCGATAGCGGCCAGATATTGCAGTTTGCGTTTCATTTAGAACTCCCTCGGACTGTATCAATAATCGACCGGATGCCAAACGCCGCGGCCCACACTCCAACGATGCCAGAGGAAAGGAGCGCGCCGTCTGCTGCGGTCATGGAAAAGAGGCTGTTCGCTAGTTCAGCCCCGCTTTGAACAACGTATTGGCACGTTGACAAATCTGTGGCGGTCGGCTCCAGCTTCAACACAAGACTCCCGTCCGGCTGCTGGACAGCTTGAGCGCATGCCGCCATGTTTACTCGACCACGCGCAAGACGTTGCGAGCGGTCTGGGTCACTTCGCCGGAACCCTTGTTCGTGAAGCGATCAGGGAAACCGGTCACCTCGACGAGCAGCTTGACGTCATCTCCGACTTGGCCGATGCGATGCGATGCCTGGACGAGGACGGCGCCCGGCATGGAATAGGCATCGGGAGCCGGAATCGCAACACGCGCTTCATGGATACGCTTACCTTGGCTCTCGAAACCGCCAACGTGATTGATACGACCTACGATCCACGCCTGATTTGGCTTCAATGCCTGCTTAGCTGGGGCTGCTACGGCTGCTGCTTGCTCGCTCATGACCATTCCTCTTGAAAAAGATAATTTTGGATAATTTTGGAGAAAAAAAGATTCCCGCGCCGCAATACTCACCCGGACCTATCATGGCGGTCAAGCAAAAATTTTCGAAATTAGAGGAGCGGATGCCTGAATTCAAGAACTTGAAAGTGCCTGAACGGACCCATGAAACGCTAGATTTGAGAGCGGAAGCTCTCGGATTGAAGCTCTACGTGCTGGCCGATGCACTACTACGCACCGGCCTTGCACTGAGCGATAGAGAAATACAAGACGCCGTTGTTAACGCGCGACAACCGAAGCTCAAGCAGCAGTCAACTGATACCAATCCGGCACCAACACCGGTTCAACAGAAACCTCCCGCATCTTCGGCCGAATGACCGAGACATTGCGTTTTTCGCAAATGTCAATGCCATATTCCCTCAACACCTTCGCATGCCGGAAGAACGTACGCCGCGACATGTGAGCAGCAACGTCCACGCCAGCCATCCAAGCCGCAGCATGCACACGGGTGCGGCTAGGGAGGAGTGCCAAAATGTCCTCGTCGTCAGCGCAAGCGACCCTGCATCGCTCCAAAATCTCTGCTTTTTCCTTGAACAACTCAGTCACGGTTCCCATCGTCCAATTCCCCAAATATGTCAATTTCCTATGCTTAAGGAAGTCCTTTGCGCACTTAACTTCCAGCCTGATAATACCATTCTCAAGAGCGTATCTATACGCCTCAGATTGCCTCACACGGTCCTTAGCCTCAGGCCCCTTAGCATGAGCCAGCATTTCATCGGCCTTTACGTAAAGCTCAGTCTGACAGTAGGCCAGCGAACCCCAAACAACAGTAGTAGCGCCAAGCCGAGCCTTCTTGACCCTCGCCATAGTCTGCGTGTTTGCCCAATCTAAGACCGCCCTAGCATTGTCGGCACTGCCCGTTCGATAATTCTGCGTCATGTGGATCGACCAAACGCGGGCGCCATCGACATAAGGCATTTCGGGCACCTCACCACTAGCCAAGTCCATCTTGGCAATCTGGCTTACAGTCCACGGGCTAGCCTCACCAGCCACAAACGAGTCAGCCGGAAAACCCTGTGATTGCACGATACGATTCGCAGCAGCAATGGTCTGTTCAAAATCGAGGTTAAACAGATTATCTGGACGGCCAAAACGGCCCGGGTTCCCCTTCATGGAAAGGGTCTGACCATCACTCGCCAACTGAAGCTTGGAATCATGACTACCCTGAATCCAGGCCGTATAAAGGCGGTCACCCAACGCTGTCAACTCAACAACTTTTTTGCCTGACTTGTCCACATCGCCCGGTTGCAAATACGCCATCGAGCGCATCCCGCAAAGCTCCGGGATCGACCCAAAAGGAAACTTTCGAGTCAAAACAATCCCGTCGATAAATACCGTCATAACTCTCTCTTTCGCGTCATTTTGGCACTGGTCCCCCTATTGTTATAGGGAGGGGGACCCAACCTATCGCGCCCTTGAGGGGCGCTCCAGATGCTACCCGATCGACAACCACCACCCCAAACTCATCACTACGCCCGAAGCTAAAGCATGCAGGGCGGGGCGGACGCATTCGCTTGCCCCACCCTTGCTCTACTCGACAGCCTGAGGAGGTTTGGCAATATGAGGGTTTCTACGGACGTAACAGGTAAGTCCAGACTGGTCGATATATTCGGCACGATCCCAAGCTTGCTGTTCGTCATCGAAATACTCGAACTCGAACTCACCTTCCACAACCACTGCAATCATCCACGGCTTCTCACTCATCATTTGATGCCCCTTCGAACATAACGAACTTAAGCACAGGAAGACCTACCAAGTAACAAGCGACGTATTCCCACAAGGTCATATCGAACAGCATGTACTCGAGAACAGCACGCATCACACGGTTACCTTGAAAGACGAAACACGACCGGCGATATCTTCGATCTGACCCATCAGCGTATCCAAGGACGAGAACGATTTTTCCTTGCCAAGCTTCGTCTGCAAGGTCCAGCTGTTCCCCTGCTTACCCTCGATAACCATCAGCCAATTGCTTGATGCAAGCGGGTCACGGACAGCATGAAATCCAACCACCACGCCCAACTCAAAATACTCTTTTGCCTGCTTGATTTGCATAATTTAATCTCCCGTTTCAATAAGAACAGTATACCATATACGCCGAAACGGTCAACCGTTTTTTAGCATTTGGATGCGCCGGCTTGGCGTCTTGCTGGCCCCGCTCGCGCGGGTCCGCTTCACCGCCAGCCGCTGGACCCTTGCACTACCTCGGTCCGTGTTGTTCGGCCAGGCGGAGGGCCATCATTCAGGTTTGGAGGTGGTCGAGCACCCTCCATACTCGAAGGCGCTTCCGTGAAAGAGGAAACGGACGAAGCACCATAATTCGGCCCCATAGGAACATCCGGCACCCGAGCAGCGAGAACACGTGCACTCCGATCAGTATGAGATGCATCAGCAAGCTGAACAGCGGTGTCATCTCGCCGACGATTAGGCTCAGGGTCAAAATCCATGAATCGACCGTTACGCGCGATATCCATGCACATGTTGAACTCGACATCGAGCTTGGTAGCCTGCTGGGTGTAGCACTGACAACGAATAGGCTTCTCGCTCCTCACGTCGCCGATCTGGACGCACATCGCAGGCACAGGCACTCGAGTCGGCACCGTAAGACCGTCATACCTCGGCGCGGTCTCAGGAAGGTTAGCAACACGCGGCGTATGGTTGAACATGTACTGCTCTGCATCCGCCACCGGATCAACGTGCCCAGGCTGAGACGCTGCCGGCGCCACGGAGGAGACAGGGACAACACCTTCCTGCATGACAGGCTGCTTGGCGGCCAACTCCGCCTGCTTTTCCTTGCCCTTCTGCTGGAATCGATCAAGCGCATAGTAGCCATAGGAGAACACGCCGACGACGAACAGCACAGCCAACACCAGCTTGGCAGGGATCGCGCGCTTGACCGTGTGGACCTCCGCACTCTTGTACCAGCCGAACACCTCCTTCGGGAACTTCCACTTCATCACCACCGAGTTTTTCTGGGCGCTGTCCAGCTCGGGCGACGACGCGCAGCTGGACCACTCGTAGATCGTGGCGCGCTGCAGGCCGAACTTGCGAATAGAGTGGAAGTGCTGGCCGACGAGGCGACGCACGGAATTGTCGATCAAGCTTGGGTGCTGCGTGATCAAAAACAGGTCGATGCCCAAGTGCCGGTGCGTGTTCAGCTTCGTGAAGTGCTCAGGAAGCGCGGCACCGTTGGGCTTCTTCGGGAAGATGTCTTGGCACTCATCGATCAGGACAATCGAACCGCTCGGCAAGTCGTACCACTTCTCAGGATCAAACGTGCTCCAGTTGCCCAGCACATCGGGGTTCAGGTCCTTCACGTTGTGATAGAAGACCGGGCGATTTTCCTTGTCCGCCTTCCGCTTCAGATACCACAGCATGAACAGCGTTTTGCCGTTGCCCGGCAGGCCAGTACCGAGCGTGATCATTTGACGACCACCCGTTTCACCGTGCCGCCAAGAGCGCGCATGCTCAGGGCCACGCCGATACCGGAAAAGACGACCGTGAGCGCCTTATCGAGCCAGAGGTA